ACAGAATTTAGACATTAACGGAGGCTCGTTCTAATGGCAAGTATCATTAGAGTCAAAAGATCTACTGGTACTACCGCACCAGGATCCCTAAATTATGGTGAAGTTGCTTATACAGTTGGTTCGGGTACACAAGCGAACTTAGGTCAAAGACTTTTTATTGGTGATAATAGCAATACACCTCAGTTGATCGGTGGTGAATACTACACCGATTTGATGAGTCATGCTCCTGGTACTATTGCAGCATCTGCAAACGCATCTACCGCATCGAACGGTTTCGTTGCAATTCTCGACCAAAATCGCAAGGTTGACCAGTGGAACGTAGATAATTTAACCTTAGATGGAAACACTTTTTCATCAACTAACACTGATGGAGATATAACAATTGATCCTAATGGATCTGGTGAGATTGTTATTCCCGATGACACCTTCCTCACCTTTGGTACTAGTAAGGATGCAAAGTTTGAGTATGATGAGAACGGCACGGATCAGTTAAATTACACTGGTGCCGATTTTAGAATTAATGTTACTACAGAATCAACGAGCAAAGACACAGGTGCTTTAATCGTTGAGGGTGGTGTTGGTATTGAGAAAAACTTACATGTCGGTGGTAGTTTTACTCAATCTGGAATTGCTACCGTAAATCTTCCAGATAATACCGATGATGCATATTTGATTCAGCAAGGATCTGATAAGTATCTTGAAGTTGATACAACTAATGGTTCTGAACTTTTAGCACTCGGCAACGATCTTGCTAGTGTTAATATCCTTGTTGAGGATAATGTAACTAATGCCTTCTTGGTTAAAGAAGGATCTTCAGAATATATTGCATTAGATACAACTAATGGTTCTGAATTAATTACATTCAGCACTGCTAATGTTGATTTTGATAACGATGTTAATATTGATGGTGGAGATCTAACTACCAACCAAACATCATTTAATTTACTAAACACCAATGCAACCACAGTAAATGCATTTGGTGCTGCAACTACATTAGTAATTGGTAATGCATCAGGTAACTTTAATGTTGATGCAACTGGTAATACAGATTTAGGTGGAGACCTTAATGTAGATGGTGATGATCTAACTACATCACAATCCACATTTAATCTTCTTGAGACTACCGCCACAACAATTAACTTTGCTGGGGCAGCAACCGATCTTAACATTGGTGCATCAACTGGTAAAGTTACAGTTCGTTCGACCGATCAATCAACAAGTGTTGATACTGGAGCATTAGAAGTTGATGGTGGCGTTGGTATTGCAAAGAACTTGTATGTTGGTGGCGACATCAATCATACTGGAACATTCGGCAATACTGGTGGTGCAATCATTGATAACGTTGGAATTAGTTCTAATGTTATTTCCACCAGAGCAGGTGGCGGAAACGTTCTTTACATTGACCCATATCCCGATGGTCTAAGTAATGAAGGTTTGGTTGTTGTTAAAGGAGACCTTCAGGTTGATGGTACAACTACTACCGTCAACTCAACCTCAGTCACTGCAAATGAAGCAATCTTCACACTTGGTGATGTAACCAGCGTAAGAACTGTTACTGCTGAAGTTGCAACAGGTGTTACTACAGTCACTGTTGATTCTACCGTTGGTATTAACACTGGTGATATTATCAGTGGTGATTCTGCAATTCCAGGAAGCACTTCTGTTAGTTCTTATGATCCAGCAACAAAAATTATTACTCTAAGTGCGAGTACTACTGCTGGTATTACAACAACTACACAACTAACAGTTACTCACGCATACGACACCAATACCGACAGAGGTATTTCCTTTAATTATAACACCAGTAGTGGTTCTGGTAATAACAAACTTGGATTCTTTGGTTACAACGATAGTGCTGGCGAAAATAGTGCTGCTCCAGAAAGAGCATGGACATATATTCCAGACGCTTCAAACAATAACAGTGTAATTTCTGGTACTAGAGGTAACCTTGATATCAAGGGTATCTACTATCAAACTGGTGATTTCTCAACCCATGGTATTGTTTACTTTGATAGCGATGGTTTGCAGACTTCCAGTGCTGCACCAAGTTCCAATACAATTACATCAACACAGGTTTTAACCGCTGTTACAGAAATTGTATTGACCTTAGATAGCACACATAGCTTTACCCAAGGTGCTCAAATTACACAATTGAGCAATAGTTCTGCATATGGTATGGTGAAGACAACGACTTCATCTTCCAACAGTGTAACACTAATTGGTGTTCAGGGAACATTTGACACTACAAATGATCTTGTTGCAGATGGCACAAACACCAGTAGAAACCCAACCAATGTTTCTACTACATATACTGACAAACCAATTTGGACATCGACCCTTGACGGAGGAACTTTCTAAACCATGACTCGTGAAGTTGATATTAATGTGTTAGTGAGTCTTTATAATCAAAAACTAGCATCACTAGCAAACCAAAACGTTTTATTAGAAGCCAAGGTCCAAACTTTAACCAAAGACCTCCAGGACCTTGAGAGTGAAAAAGATTCGATATTGTTGCGTTTGCTGGAAGAGCAAAACTCAAAAAAAGTAACCACACCAAAACCAAGATCTAAAAAATCTGAGGATTATCAAAACGCAGAGGTTGGATAATGGCAAAACCAGCAACACGCCAAGGACTTATTGACTATTGCTTAAGGCGTTTAGGTGCGCCAGTTCTAGAAATAAACATCGACGATGATCAAATCGATGACTTGGTAGATGATGCCATTCAGTATTTTAATGAGAGGCATTTTGATGGTGTTGAGAGGATGTTCCTCAAGTATGAACTACAACAAGAAGATATTGATAGGGGAAAGGCGAGTGGAACAACGGGTGTTGGTATTGTAACTACTACTGCAACATCTGTAGATAGTGGTTCTGGTTCTTTTACCTCAAGTTTTTACGAAAACTCTAATTTTGTTCAGGTTCCAGATTCTGTTGTTGGAATCGAAAGAGTATTTAAGTTTGATACTAGCAGCATTTCTGGTGGAATGTTCAGCATTAAGTATCAACTATTTTTAAATGATTTATATTACTTTAACTCAGTTGAGTTATTGCAGTATGCAATGACTAAGAGTTATTTGGAAGATATTGATTTCTTATTAACAACTGATAAGCAAATTAGATTTAATAAGCGTCAGGATAGAATGTATCTTGATATTGATTGGAACGCACAGAATGCTGGAGACTTTTTAGTTATTGATTGTTACAGGGCATTAGATCCAGCATCGTTTACTCAAGTATATAACGACAGTTTTGTTAAAAAATATCTAACTGCATTGATGAAGAGGCAGTGGGGACAGAATCTAATTAAGTTTAGAGGTGTTAAATTACCTGGTGGAATTGAGTTAAATGGTAGGGAAATCTATGAAGATGCTGAGAGAGAACTGGAGCAACTAAAACAGACCATGTCTTTAGAGCATGAATTACCACCTCTCGATCTTATTGGATAATGGCACTAAATCCCTTCTTTCTACAAGGTTCTAGTTCTGAACAGAGGTTAGTACAATCTCTGATAAATGAGCAGTTAAAGATGTATGGTGTAGAAGTCACATACATCCCAAGAAAATTAATTAATGTAGATAATATATTTACAGAAGTAGAATCATCTAAGTTTGATGATAATTATTCCATTGAAGCATACGTCAATACATATGAAGGATATGCTGGTGGAGGAGACATTCTAACAAAATTTGGAATGTCACTGAAAGATGAAGTAACTCTAACTATCTCAAAAGAGAGATTTGAGGATTTTATATCTCCTTTCCTTGCAGCAGAACCAGATAGTGAAGTTCCATTATCAACTAGACCTAGAGAAGGTGATTTAATATATTTTCCACTAGGACAGAGATTATTCGAAGTTAAATTTGTAGAGCATGAAGATCCTTTCTATCAGTTAGGAAAAAATTATGTTTATCAATTAAAGTGTGAACTCTTTGAATATGAGGATGAAGTTATCGATACTTCTATAGATGATATTGATAGACAGATAGAAGATGAGGGATATATTACTACTCTAAAACTAATTGGTATTGGAGTCACTGCAACTGCATCGGCGGTTATCAATACTGGTTATGTTAGACAGGTATTCCTCAATAATGATGGATCTGGATTTACTTCACCACCAGTTATTACTTTTGAGGATCCATTAGATAATGCTGGAACAACTGCGACTGCTGTTGGAATTCTTACCACTGTAGGTGGAATAACCTCTCTCAAAGAAATTGTGTTAACCAATGCTGGTGCTGGTTATACAACAGTTCCAAATATATTAATACAAGGTGGTGGTGGCACTGGTGCAGCAGCAACCTGCTCAATCAATCCAGCAATCGTTGGTGTTGGTTCTACAGGTGTTGTTTCAATCACAGTGGATACTGCTGGATCTGGTTATCCAATCGCACCTACAGTTACAATTGCTAGACCTGATGCAGGAGCAACAGCAACCGCAACAGTTGGTGCTAGCGGAACTATTACAGAATTTACTATAACGTCTGGTGGTGAAGCATATGTTGCAGCACCAACTGTAACGATATCCCAACCTAATCGATCCGGATCAATCAGTTCCTTTAGATTGAATACTGCTGGTATCAAAACAGACAATGTCTACTCACAAATTCCTGGACACTCAAGTCTCAATAGTAGTGGAGTAGGAGGATTTTCAGGAAGTCATGGTCAAGATTATGAAGTTGGCGATATAGTTACCTTCGTTGGAAATAATGGTGGTGTCAGCGCAGCTGGAACTGAATCAAGAATCCGTATTGATTCTGTAAATTCTGATGGACAAGTTCTTGGATTTACACAACTTTATGGTGGTTATGATTATGAAGTATCTGTAAGTTCTTCTGCAGGTTTATACGAAGCAGAAAATATCTCTGGTAGTATGAATGGTGATGGTCTTAGATTACGTGTAGAACTAATTGAATCAGTTGTTGGAACAACGGCAACAGGAACAGCAGTTGTGGGTGCTGCTGGTAGTATTAGTAGTATTACATTAACAAATGCTGGTGGTGGGTATACCAAGTCTCCAGATGCAAATGCACCAACAGTTACAGTATCTAATGATAATCAATTCAAGAATCCAGGTGTTATCCAAGCAACGGCAGTTGCAACTGTAAATACCAGCGATCAAGTAAGTGCTATTAGAATTACTGATCCTGGTTCTGGTTATACTTCCGTACCAGTCGTTACAATTAGTGATCCAACTACAATTGTTGGAATAGGAACATATCAGTTTAATGAGATTATTCGTGGATCCACATCTGGTGCAGAAGCACGAGTTAAATCTTGGGATGATATGACAAATACTTTAAAAGTTTCTTATGTTACCGGAACATTTAGAGAAGGTGAAAATATTGTTGGTACAGCATCCTCGGCAGTTTATTCTATGAGTTCATATAATGCCGATGATACTTATGATAAATATACTGAAAACGATGAGATTGAATCTGAAGCAGATGATATCCTAGATTTTACTGAATCCAATCCCTTTGGTGTATTTTAATGTTAGGAACTTACTATTACCACGAGATAATTAGAAAAACAGTTGTTTCATTTGGAACACTGTTTAATAACATCTATGTGAAGCATAAAGATGGAAGTGATGCACAACTAAGTGAGATTAAAGTTCCTCTTGCCTATGGTCCTGCTCAGAAATTCTTAGCAAGAATTGAGCAACAGGCAGAATTAAATAAGGCAGTTACAATGACACTGCCTAGAATGTCATTTGAGATGAATAACATTTCATATGATCCAACTAGAAAAGTTTCAGTAACTCAAACATTTAAAACTACTGACGATAATAATAGAATTAAAAAAGTATTCATGCCAGTTCCCTATAACTTGGGATTTGAACTGAATATTATGACAAAATTAAATGATGATGCTCTACAAATTGTGGAGCAAATTTTGCCATATTTCCAACCAGCATTTAATATTACCGTTGAGTTGGTTGATTCTATTGGAGAAAAGAGAGATATACCAATTGTTTTAGATAATATTAGTTTCCAAGATGATTATGAAGGAGACTTCTCAACAAGAAGGGCACTGATATATACACTCAACTTTACTGCAAAAACATATCTATTCGGTCCAATTGCAGACAGCACAGACGGAATTATTCGCAAAGTTCAGGTCGATTACTATACCGATACGGACGTATCAAAAGCGAAGAGGCAAGTTCGTTATACTGCAACACCAACTGCAAGAAAAGATTATGATGCTGGTGATCATGCTCTTCTCGCAGAGAATGTTAATCTCACAGAGAGAATACTAAACGTTAATGATACAACTTCACTCTCTGTTGGAGATAGAGTAGTTATTGATAGTGAAATTATGAAGATTACTAAGAAAACTAGTAATCAAATTACTGTTAAGAGAGCATATGATTCTACCATTGCAGGTGAACATACTACGGGTACAAAAGTAAATGTCCTAGATAGTGCCGATAATGCACTAATTATTCCTGGCGATAGTTTTGGATTTGATGAAAGCACAGATTTCTTTGAGAGTGGTGCAGATTTTAGTCCAACTAGAAAATTAGATCTGTGATATTATGGATGAAAAATTTAATTCTATAAGTAAAGCACTCAATACCGACACTGATATTGTCGAAGTTGAGAAAGAGGTTACTGAAATTAAACCCGTTGAAAAACCACATGATCTCACAAAAGATTATGAATATAGTCGTGCAAATTTATATTCACTAATCGAAAAAGGTCAGGAAGCAATTAATGGCATTATGGAAGTTGCTGGTGAAGGTGGCAGTGCTCGTGCGTATGAAGTTGCTGGACAACTAATTAAAAGTGTTGCTGATACAACAGATAAGTTAGTTGATCTTCAGAAAAAGATGAAAGACATTGAAGAAAACAGTGAAAAATCAACTACTAATAATACTGTTACTAACAATGCAGTATTTGTAGGTTCTACAACAGAACTTCAGAAATTATTAAAACAAGGTTTCCTAAATAATAGTAACCAAACCCCTGATAAGAATGAAAAAGTGTAAGCAGGGTTACTACTACTGCTATAAAGATAAAAAGTGTAAGAAGATCCCCGTTGGATATCGTGTGGGTTTGGGTGGATGGCTTCGTCGTGAAAAAGACGAAGAAAGTAATGATACAGATACTGATACTGAAAACAAAAATGGAAATAACTCGAATGGCAATGGTAACGGGAATGGCGGGTCTAATGGGGGATCTGGTAACGGCGGTGGAGGAGTATCAGAAGCATGGAGCGCAAAATATAAAAAATCAATCGATTGCAATAATCCAAAAGGATTCTCTCAACGAGCACACTGTGGGGGTAGAAAGAAAGTGAACGAAGAAAAGAAAGATCACGAATATTCTATGGCTCGTTCTGAACTTAAAACTATTAAAAACGCTGCTTCTCGTCTTGAAAAGAAGATGGGTAAAAAAGGTGAGGGTGAACTCAAAGCATGGGTTCAAT